GCCGGCGCCTCCCCCCGCCCGCCGTGGTGGCCGGGCAGACGGCGCGCACGCGCCGCATCGTGTTCGGCACCGAGCCGCCGATGCACATCCCGTCCGTCTGGTCGACGGCGGGGGCCTACGCCCAAGGTTACCGCACCTTCGTGATGAGCCTGCCCGACGCCCTGCGCCCGCTTGTCTGGTTCCAGAGCGGCAAGGAGGAGGTGCTGCACCACCGCCCGCCGGAGGCCACGCCCCAGCTGCTGGCCAAGCACCAGGCCGTCAAGGAGGCCACCGTGGCCCTGGTGAACGAGGGCTACCCGCCCCAGGTGGCCACCACCCACAAGCTGCGCCCGGACTACCCCGGCCCGGCCCGCGAGTTCTACCGCCACCTGCTGGACCTGTACCGCCAAGCCTACGGCCCCAAGGTGCGCGTGCTGTTCCACGAGTACAAGCTCGACGACGGCGTGGAGGACACCGAGGACGCCGTGCTGCTGCTGGCCGAGTTCCTCGTGGTCATGGCCCGCATCATCTACGAGACCGACACCGTCGCCGGAGGGGCCTACCAGCAGGGGGCGGGCACCGGCACCGTCAACCTGATCGGCCGCGACCGCGACGGCGACTGGACGGCGGGCTGGCTCACCGAGCTGTGGACGGCCTTCGGCAACGTGCTCAAGGTCGGCGCGCTGGTCGAGACGACCCAGGAGGAGCGCCCGACCCACGTGAACATCGAGGGCTTCGACATCGGCGGTGGGCGCACCGTCCTGCTGTTCAGCAACCGAGGCCCCGAGGAGCCGCTCAAGCTGCCCGCCGCCCGGTTCCGCTACTGGGCCGCCGGGGGCGTCACCGAGGGGCAGTACCGCAACGCCTTGCCCGCCCATTCGGCGGGCCTGATCGAGCTGTGATGGATGAGAAGGTCCGCCAAGCCCTGCAAGCCTACGCCCGCAACGTCATCGACGACGCGCGCTACCACATGGCCGCGGACCGGATCAACGCCACCGGCACGCTGTCCAAGGAGCTAAGGTACTGGGTCACCGAGACGCGGACCGGATACACCATCGCCTTCGGGGCCAACCCGCCCGCCGACCGTTACGCCCGCTGGGCGGAGGAGGGCCGGGGGCCGGGCCGCTGGCCCCCGCGTGAGGCCATCGCCCGCTGGATACTGGCCAAGCCCGGCTTCAAGCTGCGCGGGCCTGGGGGGCGGTTCATTCAGAAGACCATGCGCAACGCCCTGCGGGCCGCCTACCCCATCGCGCGGGCCATCGGCCGACGGGGCACCAAGCCCAAGGCCGACGGGCGGCGGGGGGCCAGGATGTTCGAGAAGGCCGCCCAGGACAACCGCAGCGAGCTGGCCGAGATCGAGGAGGCCTTCGCCGCCCAAGTGCGCAGCATCATCCGTAGCCCGAAGCCCTACCGCCGATGAGCGTCACGATCAACACCAGCCCCGGCACGGTCATTGCCCCGGCGTTCAGCAACCGGCTGTTCTACACGTTCACCGGCCACGTGCCCGCCTCGGAGTTCAAGTTCCGCTACGTGATCGACGTGGAGGTCAACGGCACCCAGGTGGCCCGCCTGCTCAAGGCCCCGGACCCCGGCAGCAACGACTGCACCTTCAACCTTTCGCCGCTGATGCGGGGCCAGCTGCGCCCCGACCAAGAAGGCGAGGCGAACCTGCACCTCTCATCCCACCCGGTCGGCGGGACCGGCAAGCCCTTCGTGCTGCCCGACGCGGGCACCGAGTGCGTCAAGGTCACGGTCAAGGTGGGGCGGCAGTACGCCACCACGGCCACCGGGGCGCTGATCACGTCGGCGAACGAGGACAGCGAGGACATCTACCTGGTGAACGGAAGCCTGCAGCTGGGCAACACGGGCACCGTCGCGGATGCCTACTACAACGCCGCCGCCTCCGACACCTTCCTGAGCAACCGCGCGCGGGCGACGTTCTACTGGAGCAAGAACCCCGGCCTGGCCTCGTCGTCGGTCATCATCCCCACCTACGGCGATGCCTGGTACGTGCTGTCATTCATCCACGACGACGGCACCTTTGCCTCCGGCCACGCGGCGCAGAAGGTGGCCTACGTCATGACCGACGCCACCGGCACCACGTCCACCGACGTGATCATCATCAACGCGGGCAACGGGGCCGCCCTGTCCAGCTCCACCACGGCCTCCGACAAGGTCGTGCGCCTCGGCTGCGGCCCGGCCAACATCGACGGCATTGGCGGGGGCGTGATCACCGACCCGCCCGGCTCGACGGCCGGATGGCAATACTACACGATCACGCTGCTGGACGGCTCGAACGCCCCGGTCAGCAGGCCCTACGCCTTCGTCAACCGCGCCACGGCGGGCGGCAACGTCCACTACGGCTGCCGATACGGGCGCTGGCAGCTGTTCTGGGCCAACGACAAGGGCGGCTGGGACGCCCACGACGGCTTCGACCTGGTGGCCGTCAAGGACTGGGCCATGGACCGCAAGCTGTGGCGACGGATGCCCGTCGAGCAGCAGAGCGGATGGGAGGCCGACCACGTGAACCAGGGGCCGCTGAAGGTGGACAGCAAGGTGACCATCCGCTCGCACTACCTGCAGCCCGGCGAGTCCCGCCTGCTGGGCTACGCGATGCGCTCGCCCAAGGTCTACCTCATCGAGCTGTCCAGCGGCACCGTCACGCCCGTGGTCCTGCGGGCGGCGTCGTGGCGGCAGGTGCTGGAGTTCGGCACCGTGATGGACACGGTGACCATTGAATGCGAGGTCGCTTACCCCGAGATGGTCCCCACGGCATGAACGTAACGATCAAGGTTACCGACGACGGCGGCACGCTGCACCTGCTGGACCTTTACGAGTTCAGCGCGCCCAAGCTGACCTACCAGTTCTATTACCTGCGCAGCGCATCCTCGTCCTTGGCTGGCTACAGCAGCACGTTCCGCATCCCGGCCACCTCGGGCAACGTGGCGCTGTTCGGGCCGCTGCAGGACCCGGCCGCCTCGACGGACTACCTCACCAAGCGCAAGAAGCTCGCCACGGTCGAGGTGGACACGGTGCCGGTGTTCACCGGCTTCATGCGCCTGGCCCGCGTGGTCGTCCAGCGCGGCGAGACGCACGAGTTCGAGGTCACGCTGTTCGGCGAGGTGTCCAGCCTTGCCAAGGCCCTGGGCGACGCGACCCTGGCCGACTGCGACTTCAGCGCCTACGACCACCCCCTGTCCGTCGGCAACATCACCAGCAGCTGGTACGACACCCTGTTCGGCGGCGACGTCGTCTACCCGCTGGCGGACTACGGGGCCAAGATGGGCTTTGGCCCGGACAGCTACCGCAAGATCGACACCGTGGAGGGGGCGCTGGACCCGGACCACTTCAAGCCTTGGATGAAGCTCAAGGCCGTACTGGACCAGGTGTTCCAGTACGCGGGCTGGGAGTACGAATCCACGTTCCTGACGTCCGAGCCGTTCACCAAGCTGATCATGCCGTGGGTGAACCATGCCGGTGAGCGCATGGGCACCTTCAACGCCTCACAGGGCGCGCGGTGGGGCCTGTCCAGCGACCTGACCTACGCCCTCACGGCCACCTACACGAACCCCGGCTGGGCGGCTGAGGCCCCGACGCCGCCGTTCCACGACGCGGCTGGGCTGGTGTCCTCCGGCGTGTTCACCGCCGCCACGGAGGGCCTGCACACGTTCACCGTGCAGGTGTCGGCGCGCGCGACATCCGGCGTTGCGAACATGGACTGGGCGCTGTTCCGCAACGGCATCGCCGTCCTGGCCACGGTCAGCAGCGGCACCTTCGGCACGTTCAGCTACGCCTACGCCAACACGTGGACCCAGTACCTGGAGGTGGGCGACACCGTGGCCCTGGGAGTGCGCGGCACGGGCACGGTGGTCTTCGACAGCGGCTACCCGGTCACGGCGGGGGGAGGCTGCTACATCGACGTCGTGACGGCGGACACCTACCTGACGTCCGACATGAGCCTGGCCGCCCCGGAGGTCAAGGCGGTGGACTTCATCGACGACATCGCCCGCCTGTTCAACCTGGTGCTGGTGCCCAGCAGGGAGAAGGCCAACACGCTGCTCATCGAGCCGTTCGACGACTTCACCGCCTCCGGTGACATCGTCGACTGGCGCGGCAAGCTGGACACGTCCAAGGACTACACGGTCACGCCCACGGCCGAGCTCCAGAAGAAGGAGCTGGTGCTGACCTACCTCAAGGACGAGGACATGCTGAACCAGGCCGTCAACGGCGCGGTGCGCGAGGACGGCGAGCGCATCTACGGCGAGAAGGTGGTGCGCATCGAGGGCAACGACTACGCGACGGGGAAGGAGGAGGTCAAGCTTAAGGTCTTCGCCGCCACCCCGTGCGCGCAGCTGGCCGGTTCCATCGTCGTCGCCCCGGCGTTCTACGACCGCGACGGCACGCCCATCAAGCCCAAGCCCCGCGTGCTGTACTGGGGCGGGCTGCAGACCATCGGCGCGGAGGTGGCCATCACCTCCGGCACGACCGACGGCACCGTGCCGGGCACCTTAGTGCACAGCACGGCGAGCTTCGTGACCGCCGGCGTGGAGGCGGGCGACCGCGTGGACAACACGACCGACGGCACCTTCACCTTCGTGACGGCCGTGGCCGCCACCACCCTGCTGCTGGCCGACGACATCTTCACCACTGGCGAGGCCTACGAGATCAGCCGCAACGGCGGCTGGTACATGGACGAGGGATTGTTCACCTGGCGCCGGAACTTTTACCCGTACGCGGGCCAGTTCGAGACGCCCAACAGCGGCGTGGACGACGTGGATCTCGCCTTCGGCCCGGACACGCCCTATCACTACACGGCGCACCAGACATTCAACAATCTTTACTACGCCTACTACCAGTCGTACTTCACGCAGCTGTACGCCGAGGAGGGCCGCGTGCTGGAGGCCTACTTCAAGCTCAACACGGCGGACATCCTTTCGTTCCAGTTCAACGACCGCGTGTACGTGCTGGGCTGCGAGTGGCGGATCAGCAAGGTGAGCGACTACGGCGTGGGCACCGACGAGAGCGTCAAGGTGGAGCTGGTCAAGATCACGAGCGCCGCCCGGTGCCGCTACGCCCCGGTCGACATCGACCTTAACCAGGTGGTGTCGTTCGTCGACCTTGAGAGCGAGCGCAGCAGCGGCACGACCGACGCCAGCGCCACCAACAAGCTCAAGGACAGCGCGGCCGACTTCACCACGGACGGCGTGGCCGTGGGCGACAAGGTCTACAACACCACCGACGGCACCGAGGCCGAGGTGCAGAACGTCGACACGTCCACCCAGCTGGCCCTGTCGGCGGACATCTTCACGACGGGCGAGGACTACGTGGTGCGCCCGGTCGGCGGGGGCAACGAGGCGTGCTGTGAGGCGGCGGGCTACCGCTGGGACGGCACCGACTGCCTCGGCAAGAAGCTGCCCAACATCCCGCCCGTGGGGCCGGGCATCCCGCCGGTCGGCGGGCCGGTGGATGGGTCAGGGGGCGGCACGGACCCCACCACGATCAGCGCCCGCTTGGGCACCTTCCCGGCCACCCGCATCGGCAGCCTGGGCGGCATCCGGTCGGGCCTCATCACGGGCCTGCATCACCGCGTGGGCGAGGACATCGACACCGCCGCCTTCCAGGGCATCCGCGTGGGCGGCAGCAACGCCACCGCCCTGCACGACGGCGAGGACGTCATCGGCGGGGGATGGCTGCGCACGGGCGACCCTGCCGACCAACTGGGCCGGGGCCAGGCCGGGCGTATCGTTTTGGTCGGCGAGGGGGCCGGGGCCAGCGTCGGCGACACCATCCCCCTGTACGTGCAGGGCCGCCCCGACGTCACCGGCTGCACCAACATCCCCGAGAAGAGCGCCGCCTATCTTCACGTCTACGTCTCCGGCGTCATCGTCAACAGCGGCGGCAGCATCACCAGCGTGGGCACGCTCTACATGCACACGGCCGTCTACCGGGCCAGCACCGGCAACGTGACCCTGCCGCCGGTCCCGATCAACAGCACGCTAAACAGCGGCTCGAACCCGATCAAGGCCCTACGCCTGGACATCACCCAGCCCGCCACGGGCCTGCTGGAGCTGGCCCTGGAGGTCCACAGCAGCGGACCCACCTTCACCGACACCGGCCAATTCACCGCCCTGGTGGACTACGTGCTGGTGCGCAACGTGACCTGACATGGCCGAAGACATCATCTTGCGGTTAAGCATCGAGGGCGTCCAGGAAGAGGTCCGCAATGTCGACCAACTGCGCGGCGTCATCACCCGCCTGGAGGAGCAGCTGGAGACGGCGGACTTCGGTTCCGAGGCTTTCGAGAAGGCCACCCGCGAGCTGAAGCAGGCGCGGGGCGAGATGTACAAGTTCGAGCGCCAATTCGAGGCGCTGCAGGACCCGGTCAAGGCGTCGGAACGGTGGGTCAAGTACGGCGAGGGCGTGGCCGGTGCCTTCGCCGCCGCGCAGGGGGCTGCCGCGATCTTCGGCGTGGAGAACGAGAACGTCGAGAAGATGGTCGTCAAGGCGCAGGGGGCCGTCGCCGTGGCGATGGGGGCGCGGATGCTGGCCGAGTCCCAGCTGCTGACCGTCCTCAAGGAGAGCCGCCTGGGCACCGCCGCCCTGGCCGTTGTCGAGAAGGTCCGCACCGCCACCACCTTGGCCAGCGCGGCGGCCACCCGTGTCCTTCAGGCGGCGATGGCCGCCGTCGGCATCGGCGTAATCACAGGCCTGGTGGCTGTGCTGGTGGCCAACTGGGGCAAGCTGACCGAGGGCGTCAAGGCGCTGGCCAAGCAGTTCGTGAACCTGGTGCCGGGCATGGGCAAGGTCGTGGGCTTCTTCGGCCGCATCCGCGACGCCGTGGTCGACTTGGGCCAGAGCTTGAACCTGGTGGCGTCCGACGCCGAGCAGGCGACCAAGCGCATGGCCGAAGCCGCCGGTGAACTGGCCGACGAGGAGGCCGAGGCGTTCAAGAAGCGCAAGGAGATCGCCCAGGCCGCCGGGCAGGACATCACGGCGATGGAGGAGCAGCACCTGCGCGATCGCGTGGAGCAGCTGCGCCAGGCCGCCGCCAGCGGCAACGAGGAGCGGCAGAAGGAGCACGCCGACGCCCTGCATCAACTCGACGTGTTCCTCGCCGCCAAGGGCAAGAGGGAGGCCGACGCGGCAGCCGCCGAGAAGCAACGGGCCGAGGAGGCCCGCAAGGCCCGCGCCGAACAGCGCGAGCGCGACCGGCAGGATGAGCTCGACGCCGAGCTGGCCCGCGTGGAGCAACTGGAGGAGGACTACGAGCGACGCATCCGGCTGGCCCAAGCTCGGGGCGAGGACACCAACGCGCTGGAGGTCGAGGCGCAGGAGGCGCTGGTGGCCGCCTTGGACGAGATCAGGGCGGACAACCTGGAGGCCGAGGCCCGCTACCAGGACGAGCTGTTCAACCTCCGCGTCATGCGCACCGAGCGCGATCGCGAGCACGAGGAGTACCAGCGGGAGCTGGACGCCGTGGCCCGCGAGATGCAGGCCGAGGACGCCGCCGAGGCCGAGGCGGCGGAGGATGCCCGCATGGCCGAGGAGCAGCGCAAGGTGGAGGAGCACGCCCAGCGCCTGCTGGAGATCGAGGAGCAGCGCCTGGCCGCCCGCGACGCCTTGACGCAGGCGTCGTTCACCGCCCTGGGTACCGTGCTGGGGGCGATGGACCAGAGCAGCAAGCGCACCCAAGCCCTGCAGAAGGTCCTGACGCTGGCGCAGATCGCCTACGACACCGGCCGGGCCATCTCGTCCGTCATCGCCTCCGCCACGGCAGCAGCCGCCGCTACCGGGCCGGGCGCACCATTCGCCATCGGCCCCTACATCGCGCAGGGCCTGGCCGTGGTCCTGCCCGGCATCGCGTCCGCCTACGCCGCGCTGCGCAAGGCACCGGGGGGCGGAGGCGGCAGCGCCCCGTCGGTCAGCACGGGCAGCGCGTCCGTGCCGTCGTTCACCCCGCCCGACATCACCGGGGGCGGGGGCCAGGCCACCACGGACGCCGAGGAGTTCGGGGGCGGGGCACCCACGCGGGCGTTCATCCTGTCCGGCGACGTGGCCAGCGACATGGAGGCCCGCGAGAAGGTGAGCGACCTGGCCCGCCTTTGAGACATCCGGGCGGGCCTCATCGTTAAAGGGGCGTGCGCATCGTACAGCTTGACATCGACGCCGAGGAGTTCGCGGGCGTGGAGGCCATCAGCCTGGTGGAGTTCCCCGCCATCGAATTGAACTTCCTCAAGTTCAAGAAGGCGAAGCCCCCGGCCCGCGTGAGCATGGCCCAGGTCGACACCGAGCGCCGCCTGGTGGTCGGTCCGGCGATGGTCCCGAACAAGCTCATCTACCGCGTCGACGAGAAGACGGGCGAGGAGTACCACGTGTACTTCACGCGCGAGACCGTCCGCAAGGCCGCCTATGAGTACCTGAAGGCCAACCGCCAGCACAACGCGACCCTGGAGCACGAGGTCTCCGTGCAGGGCGTGACGCTGGTCGAGAGCTGGATCGTCGAGGGCGCGCACGACAAGGCCCTGCACCTGGGCTACGACGTGCCGCCCGGCACGTGGATGGCCGCCCTGCGCGTGGACAACGACGACGTGTGGGCGCTGGTCAAGGAGGGGGCCGTCAAGGGCTTCAGCATCGAGGGCTGGTTCATGGAGCGCCTTGCCGCGCATGCCATGCCCGTGCAATCAATAAATAAAAACAGCAAGATGAACCTGGTCGACAAGATCAAGGCCCGCCTGAGCCGGGCCAAGTTCGAGACGGCGGAGCTGGCCGAGGGCCAGGGCACCGTCACCAACGGGAAGGAGGAGCCGATGGCCGTCGGTGACCCCGTCTTCGTCATGACCCCCGAGGGCGAGCACCTGCCCGTGCCCGACGGCGAGTACACGCTGGCCGACGGCCGCGTGGTCACCGTCGCCGAGGGCGTCATCTCCGAGCTGGAGGCCCCCGAGGCCCCGGCCGAGGAGGGGGCCGCCACCGAGGAGGAGATGGGCAGCGACCTGGCCGCCAGGCTGGACGCCATCGCCGCCCGCCTGGACGCCCTGGAGGCCCGCGCCAGCGAGACCCAGGAGGCCACCGAGCTGCTGGCCGAAGAGCTGTCCGCCGCCCGCAAGCAACCCGAAACCAAGCCGGTGGCCATGAAGGCCCGCCCGGTCAACGACACCACCCAGCGAGGGCCGCGCCACGACGCCAAGGCCGCCGCCGCGCGCAACATCGAAAAGTACGCCTGAGCCATGAAGAGCAACCGCAAGCACAAGTTCGCCAGCTACACCGACGGCGGCTGGACGAGCAACTACGCCGGTGAGCTGGCCCGCCCCTACGTGGCCGCCGCCCTGCTGTCCGGCATCACCCTGGACCAGCGCACGATCACCGTGCTGGAGAACGTCAAGTACAAAGCGAACCTGGGTCAGATCGGCCAGACCGACCTGCTGCAGGCCGCCTCGTGCGACTTCACCCTGGTCGACGACACGGCCGTGACCTACTCGGAGCGCGTCCTGACGCCCGCCGAGATGCAGGTCAACGCCAAGCTCTGCAAGAACACCTGGGTCGCCCAATGGGAGGCCGTGAACATGGGCGCAGGCCGCAAGGACCACACCATCGCCCCCAACATCTCGTCGTTCCTGCTGGAGCACATCGCAGGTGCGGTCGCCGAGGAGGTGGAGTACACGATCTGGCAAGGCGACACGGGCGGCACCTACGCCCGTTTCGACGGCCTGGTGAAGCTGGGCACCGCCGCGTCCGCCACCGCCGGCCTGTACTGGGGCGGCCCCGGCTCGCCCGTCGCCAGCCACACGGACATCACCGCCCTGTCCACGGCGGGCGCGGGCGACCCGACCAACGCCGCCCAAGTCATCGACGTGTTCGAGGAGTTCCTCAGCGTGGTGGACACCCGCGTGCTCCAGGCTTCGGACTTCACGATCTACTGCAACGCCAAGGTCCTTTACGCCCTGCGCCGCCAGCAGGCCGCGCTGGGCTTCAAGGACGACTACTACGAGCGCCAGGGTCAGATCACGTCGTTTTTGGGCTACCGCGTCGCCCCGGCCTACGGCCTGCAGGACACCCACATCGTCGCGACCCGTTCGAGCAACCTGTTCTTCGGCACCGACCTGCTGTCCGACCACATCGAGGCCAACGTCATCGACATGGGCCTGACCACCGGCGACAACCACGTCCGCATCGTCATGCGCATGACCGGCGGCGTGCAGATCGGCGTCACCGGCGACTACTACCATTACGCCTACTCCGCCTGATCATGAGCTGCGCACTTACCCAAGCAAGGGGCATCTCCTGCCGTGACGCTACGGGCGGCATTGTCCGCGTGGCGTTCATGCCGTGGGAGACCGGCCTCGGCTACACGACGGCCTCCGGCCTCGTCGACGCGATCAGCGGCCTGTCCGGGGCCACCACGGCCTACGGGTGGGAGCTGCCCCAGAACATGGGCACGTTCAGCAGCGCCCCCACGGGCAGCCGCGAGAACGGCACCATCTTCTTCACCGACACGCTCAGCGTGGTCATCCACAAGTTCCTCGACGACGACCCTGCCGAGATCTACGCCCTGGCCAAGGGCCGATGGGTGGCGTTCATCGAGGACCGCGCGGGCAACTACATCATGTCGGGCATCGAGCGGGGCCTGGAAGTCACCGGCGGCACCGCCTTCGCCACCGGCACCGCCATCGGCGACATGAGCGGGCACACGCTGGAGCTGACCGGCGAGAGCGCGACGCCGCCGCAGCTGGTCACGCAAGGAGCCACGCCGGACTTCGTGACCGACATCGAGGCGCTGGACGGCACCAACCTGACCGTCACGCTGGCGTAACATCACACGGGAGGGGGCTTCGGTCCCCTCCCCATGTGCTGACCTATGGCCAAGAAGATCAAGCTGCGCACCGAGTTCCTCACCGTCGGCACCCGCCGCATCGACCTGCGTGCGCTCACCGCCGCGCAGCTCAAGGAGGCCGCCCGGCGTTACCCGTTCATCCTGGATGTTCCACACGACCGACGCGACGACCAGCCTGACCCTGTACCTGACGGTGAAGGACCGCAGGACTGACCAGGGCTTTACGGGCCACGTGGCCTACTCGGTGACCGTGGAGCGCCCCACGGCGACCGACGCCTACGCGGCAACCACGACCACGGAGAACGACCGCTACACGCGCCTGGACGTGACCCTGGCCGCGACCCTTCCGGCCGGTGAGTACCCCGTCGTCGTCTACTCGATGAGCGCCGCCACCGCCGCCACGGGCGACCGGCTGGGCGAGGTGGAGCGCGGTATCTTGGTCGTGTCCAAGAGCACCGCCAGCTATGACGAGCACGCCATCAACGCCACCTACCGTGAGCACCAGCCATGACGCCCCCATTCTGATGGGCTTCACCGCCGACCTGCCCAACCACGAGGCGGTGGAGGACCGGCGCGGATGGGTGCGCTACGGCGAGGACGACGACTTCCCGGACTACCTGTACGAGGTCTACCGGGCCAGCCCCACGCATCACGCCCTGTGCAACGGCATCGCCGACATGGCCTACGGCCAGGGCGTGACCGCGCAGACCGAGGACCTGCAGGCCGCGAGCCGCGTGGAGGCCGTCATGCGCGCCTCGTCTAAGTACGAGAGCGGGCGGCACCTCGTGCGCAAGCTCTACCGTGACCTGAAGCTGTACGGCAGGGCTTACGTGGAGGTCATCTACGGCCAGCTGGGCGGGCCGGTGGTCGAGCTGCATCACGTGCCGTTCAGGTTCGTGAGGGCGGGCGTCAGGGACGAGGACGGCAACATCTGCTCGTGGTGGCACTCCATCGACTGGAGCGCGACGAACAAGAAGCGCAACAAGCCGGAGGAGCGCCCGGCGTGGAGGCCCGGCGTGTCGGGCATCGTTGCCGTTGAGCTGTTCGGCAGCGAAGACGCCTACTACCCGCCGCCGGACTACATCGGCGCCCTGGGCTACGCGGCGCTCGAGATGAAGGTGGCCGAGTTCCACCTGGCCAACATTGAGAACGGCCTGTTTCCGAGCTTCCACATACACCACTCGAACGGCATCCCGGACGAGCGCACCCGCGCCGACATCCGCACTGAGTACGAGCGCCGCCTGGCCGGGAGCGGCAACGCGGGGGCGTTCATCCTGACGTTCAGCGACGGTGCCGACCGTAAGACGGAGCTGACGCCCATCCCGGTCAACGACGCGGACAAGCAGTACCAGTTCCTCAGCACCGAGGCCACGGCCAAGATCATGATCGGCCACCGCGTCACGTCGCCCCTGCTGTTCGGCATCCGCGACGGCGGGGGCCTGGGCAGCAACACGGACGAGATGGCCACGGCGATGGACCTGCTGGAGCGCAACGTGCTGCAGGGCTACCGCGAGGCCGTCTGCGATGCGCTGTCCGAGGTGCTGGAGGTGCCCATCGTTCCCGCGTCCACCGAGGCCGCCGACGAGGCGGTGGCGGACCCCAAGGCGATGGACGCCCAGGCCGCCCTCAAAGGATCGGTCGGCGGCGTGTCCGGCATCATCGACCTGGTGGCCCAGGTCACCGCAGGAACCATCCCGGCAAGCTCTGCCGTGGTGGTGCTCATGGAGCTTTACGGATTCGACGAGGCCACGGCCCGCGCCGCCCTGGGCATGGACGCGGAGGCGGTGGAAAGCTCGGTCGCCATGTCGGCGATCAAGGTCCAGGACGGACGCCCCATCTTGGCCGACGACGAGGCCGAGGAGGTGCTGGCCCACCTGCGGGCGCATGGGCAGCCCATTGAGGAGCTGCTGGAGGACTTCCGCATCATCGACGAGGAGTACGTGGACGACACCCCGCCCTCGGACTACGAGCTGTCAAAGCAGTACGCCTTCACGATCAACGGCCGACCGTCCGACCCGTCGTCGTTCGACAAGGGCTTCTACCGCATCCGCTACCAGTACCGCCCCGGCGAGGGCCAGCCCGACGTCATCCCCACGTCGCGGACCTTCTGCCGCACGATGATGGGCGAGTTCCGCTCGACCGTCTTCCGCAAGGAGGACGTGGACGTGATGTCGTTCAGCCGCGCCAACCCCGAGTTCGGCACGTACTCCATTTGGCGGTTCAAGGGCAGCTACAACTGCCGCCACCGGTGGAAGCGCCTGGTGTTCTTCCTCAAGCGGGTGCCCGCCGGGAAGCAGGTCACCATTGACGGCGTGACCTACAAGGGGGGGCAGTTCCTCCCGGCCACCAGCATCGAGCACTACCGCATCCTGACGCCCTCGTCGAAGGAGTACGGCCCCCGTCCGAAGCCCAACGACCGCGAGGCCACGACCGTCAACCCGAAGCCCAAGCGATGAGCCGCACCCTGATCATCAGCGCCGCCTACGTCAAGCAGTTCAGCGGCGTGAGCGCCAGCCTGGACGACGAGCTCATCCGCCCGGTGATCGACCTGGCGCAGCATCAACACGTCCTGCCGCTGCTGGGCGGAGGGCTTTACGACAAGGTCATCGCCGACATCGACGCCAGCACCCTGACCGGAGACTACGCCACCCTGGTCAACACCTACGTGGCCCCGGCCCTGGTGCAGTGGACGCTGGCCGAGGGCCTGAGCGACTGGACCTACCGCATCCTGGGCGGGGCGGTGGGCATCCGCCAGTCGGACAACGCGAGCCAGGCCACCAACATCGAGCAGCTGCAGGACGCCGCCCGTGCCCGCGCCCGCAGGTACTCACTGCGGTGCATCGACTACCTGTGCCGCGAGGCGGCCAAGTTCCCGGAGTACGGCACCGAGGGGGCCGTCAATGGGCTGCTGCTGCCCACGACCATGCAGGACTACACCACGGCCGGGCTGGAGATCGGCACGCGCCGTCATCACCGTGA